GAATAGGCCTGTTTAGCATAAGAAGGAGGTGTACCATACAAATGGGAACCAAAGTAATAAATCCTAAACCAGATGTCCTGGATAAGGATATCCTGACTTTTAAGCGCTCTTTAGCGATTAAAGGCAGTGCGGTAAGCAAGGTTACTTCACAACTTATCAATCTACAAGTAGATTGGATAAGGAACGAAGGGCAGCAAGGCATTAATAGATCCAAGGATCTATTCTTTGTCTGGCGCCAATGGATTACATCAGGCTGTAAGCGTGATGTTATCCCACCTTCTCACAGAAGACATAGTCTTCATGGGAGACTTAGACAGGCAATGCTTTGCATTGTCAAGTCCAATTGCGAATCTGAAAAGGTTGTATTGATGAACCTCATCAGTACCGCTCTAAGATTCCATGAGTTGTACGGCCCTGCGTCACGCAAGGTAATGAAAGAAAAGTGGAAAGAGTTGCGAGCAACAATCACCACAATCGGAGATGACTCCGTAATGCAATGTGCATTCGAGAATGCACATGACATGTCTTTCAAGTACAGAGAGGATGATACTCTTCGAGAGTATCAGGCCTGTAGAATTATCAAGAAGTTTCTTGATAATTATAAGCGTTTTGCATCCAAGGATGCAAGTAGCAAACAGAAGCCCATTGGTTTCTACCATGTGCTTTCTGCCAAGCCAGATGATACGTTGGTTCTTACTAAGAACTCACCGCATCTATATAAGTTTATCATAGACGGTCAAACCGTCTGGAAACCACTTATATCAGTCATAGGACAACCTTTGGATGTCCATGCACTGTCTCTGCCTCAAGAGATTACAGGTAGATTACCTGTAAATCTTAAGAAGTATCAAACTTTTAAGTTTGACTGCTTGTATGACGTCTTAATGCGTTTAGCGAATGAGATGTGCCTCACATTTGGTGGCCAAGCCATCAAATATGCACAGAAGGCTCCTATAGGTAACCTTCCAGAGCACATACAGGTCCATCCAGGTAGGATAGTTCCTATCGAGGATAAAGCAGGCAAGGTTAGGCCAGTGGCCACAACTTGCTACACGGTTAACGAGATTGTATCTCCGTTACACACGTTCCTGTTTGCGATGTTATCGCAACTCCCTTGTGACAGTACTGAACAGTCTTACGGTTTAAATAGAATTACCGAAAAGACTGGGAATCTCGAATACGCTGTATCCGATGACCTTACATCAGCTACTGACACTATGCCGAGATATATCCAGAGTAAGATATTGGCAACAGTGTTGTCAACACATACTCAGTGTTCTCAGTTGCAAGCCTCAAAGATAGCTTCACTATGGGAGCTAGTCTTTGGTAACATAAGGTTCTTCACTCCTGATGGTGACTATGTCACATACGGGCGTGGCCAGGCCATGGGATGTTATACATCTTGGCCTATTATGGCACTTATGAATCATTTTGTCGCATTAGCGGCAGCATACCATGTTTATGGTAATGATTATCATAAGATGAACGCCTTCCTTAAGGAAGGTTATGTTGTCTGTGGAGATGACATTGTCATCTTTGACAGTAAAGTTGCTCTCGTCTATGAGTTCATAATGAACTCAATAGGCGTCAAGATTAATAAGACTAAATCTTTTGAGTCTAATCTTGCTGAGGGCTATTCACGTGCAGAGTTCTGTAAGAAACTTGCAGTGAACGGACATATCGTTAGCGGGGTATCGCCAAAGGCGCTATTCCGTAGTGGTATGAGTAAGGGTGAAACCCTTATTCCTACTGCCGTTGAGAGTCTAAAGACTATCAACGGTGGTCTCCTTCTAAGCAAACGCTGCTTGGAAAGGATAGCTAGTCGCTACCCGCGTCAGCTCCACCACATCCCATTGGAATATGGGGGGCTAGGGTTCGTCAATGACGTGCCCAAGTCCAAAGTGTTGGCACAAAACGGATTTATAATAGTTTATCACTATTATAAACTTAAGGCTTTATTAGCCTACGGTATAAATACCGCCGATTTGAAAGGAGGTGTTGGTACTGATAGTACCAATCCTTTCTATGACCAACTCGCATTAGTGGACGAACTGTCTCAGTTCGAACTAAGGCTTTCCAATAAGTTTTCCGACGGAAAACCACTTTGGATGAGATTGGCTGCCAGGGAACCATTGGCTGGGAATCCTGAGGATGCCCGCCTAGCAAAAGACCTACTTCTTCTTTTAGAAAAGTGGGTCACAGTCCCTGACGCTTACCACAATGCTTCAGAGGTTGACATCTACTTTGTAGTGGACAACCTACCGGGTATCTACCGTAAGTTGTATAACAACTTATTTGTAGGTACACCAACCAAGGCTAGTGATGTTAATCCTATGCGCTTGATTGAAGCAAAGGCGGCGCTTAAGGTTGCTAAGCACCTAAAGCGTACCAATAAACAAGGAGAACCCACTCTAGCTATAGCTAGAACATGGGATCCAGAACGAGATATAGATTCTAGTCTCGTTCTAGAACTTGCTTACATGGCCTAACATAC